GGAAGGATAGGAACCGGAGTCCAATCAAGATTGAGATAAGAAAGGTCTCCGTCAATAGCTAACTCGTCCTTGTACTTAGAGATAGACTGCTCTCCTCTTGCATACAACCGCAAGCGATTAAAGTCTCGCCACTGATTATAAAACCGACATTGATTTCCATCTTTTTTGAACCATTCATACTGAATGGCTTGACCAATTTGCAACCCAAATTCGTCCGTAGCTTTTTCGGCATCCGATACAAATTGACTTGGGAAGCCTGTGGCTGAGATATTTATAGTGACTTCCTTCATCGCAATATTTCGCTAATTGTTCCGGTGTTGCTGTATCGAGCGAAGTTAACACTAATTTTTCTTTGTTTCTTCTCAGGCAAATACAGGTGCTTTTGGTTAGCCATGATAGCTAATCCCGAACTAATCGTCGCATCGTATGCCGTTCGATTGCTAATGTCAAACTTAGCCCAATCTTCAAGGGTGCGAACAAAGGGCATCATACCCATCTCATCCGAATCCCTAAAGGTTCCTTCTAAATCTATGCCAACGTACTTCTCAATGTACGATTCAATGGCTGAAGCGTGAGCTTGCTTCACATCCTCGCTTGAGTTTGGTATGCCGCCCAACTCCTTTTCCGTTTTGGAAAGTTTAATAAATGGCTTGTCCGGTCTATTCATGCAGAACCCTCGATACCCTCTGTTTTTAAAGTGGTAAAGCAATCTAGGCTTATTGTTCTCAATTAAGATGGGCATACCGTAAAAGACACACGCCATTAACACATCTTCGAAAAATATCTCGGCAGTCTGCGGACGAGCGATGTACTCAAGGAAGAACTCGTTGCTTGGCGCATCTTCCATGCTAAACTTAGTTAGGCCATGCAAAGCTCCATTAGAACCCCCACCACCTACAACGCCTGAAATATCATAAGAGTCACATCCAAATGCCCCTATGTGTTCATTGCCGGGGTACTTGACTCCGTTCTTTTCATATACATTATTCTGCAACGTAGCAGAGGGTGTCCATGTGATGTAGAACCTACCACGTTTATCAGGGTAGAAGACTACTTTTGTATCTCGAATGCCGTTTTCCCAACGGAAAGAACCCCGCGTAATAAACTGCTCCTTAATCAATGACTCAGAGTAGTCAAGCTGTTGGTATATCTTGGTGAGATTGAAAAGGGAAGATTTGCTTTCGTCCCTAAACGCATGAGATTCCGTGCGAGGAAACTGTCGGTAAAATTCGTTCAGAGCATCAGGGTCATTCTTCAAAGACTCCACCTCTGCTTCCCAATAATCTATCGCCCCTCCATAGATGGGTCGCTCATCAACACCCCTAACCTCCTTGGGCGGAGTGTGAAGAACCGGATGCCCATAGCGGTCAATAAACCCTTCCATGTTATGCTCCATGGGAATGAACAAGGAGTACATTCCGCTTTTAGTCTGACCGTTTTTATTGCGAGTTTCAATATTAGAATCCTCGTAAAGCTTTTTACCAATAATTCGACTACCCAAACGCAAGCACGTTTTGGTTACTCGCCAATTGTTTAGGATGTTGTTGGGCTTAATCCACTTACCGCTCTCGTCATGAACAAGGAGCAGTAGCTTTTCACCGTCATAAGAGTTGTCATCAGTGTTCTTCCAATCAATCGTGGTGTCAAGGCCATCCAAGTCTTGAGAAGCCACGTCGTGCATATTCTTCTTTGTAATCTTAGAAGCGGGTACACGAAAGGCCAACTCAGTTTTCGGTTTGTCCATACCGTCCTGAATAGGCTTGAAGAAGAAGGGCAAACGATTTGCGATAGGAACTACCTTATCCGTAAACATCTTCTTGGCATCTGAACCCGTCTTAGATAGAATGCCGACCCTTGAATCTTTTGCAAGTGTCCCTGTGTTTACACATTCAGAAGACCCCATAAAAGAAAATCCTGAACGACGAATCTTCAGGTATGTCATGCCAAAGCATCTCTCGTCTGCTTTGCAAGCTTCCCAAAACAAATAAAAGATTCGATTAGCTTCTCGAAAATCAGGATAGCCTACGTCAATAGAAGCCCACTGCAGATATATATAGTGCGCCCCTGTGATGTACGTGGGAACGCCTCCGTTCATAAACCAATGGCCCTGCTCTCTTGAGTTAAGAGGGCATATCATTCCATTGAAAGATTGATTGGATTCTTCGCAGAGGAGCAGGTAGTTCTTGCCTTATCCAATAGTCCGGCTCAGGAGAAAGATTATCAGGGGTGGGGGGGAGTGCGATATTCAATCCTGAGATATTAATCACATCTCCTATCTGCCCGCTCTTGGAGATAACTACCACATCGTATTTGTGGTTGTATCCATAGAGCCAAGTTTTCGCCCGGTTCTTACTTGCGAGAACCGACTTCGGAATAAAGTTTTTTAATTCCGTGTACAGCTTATTTTTTTGCTCTTTGTTCTGCAAATCCCTGCTTGGTATCTGTTCGACTAGAATGACCTTCGAGCAAGTTAAGCTCTTCTTGCTCATTTTCTATCTTGCTTAAGATATCAAAAGCGTCGAAAATACAAAGCTTCTTAGTGGCTGCTGCGTTTTTTAAACGGTCAGTGCTCTACCGCTCGGTAGCCTGCTGCAATGACCTGCTTTTTAAGTTGCTTGCCGTCCATCATACTACAAAGGTTATCTGATGGTCGTAGACCCGATAAAGCTTTTCGCCTTCTACGACAAATTCATATTCTGACTCAGGGGTAAATGACACAGCCATGCCCTCAGTAATTCCCTGTGACTTCAGATAATCATTAGGGTACTTCATTATACCCATCAAGGGTTCCTCAGAAGTGGGGCGAAAGATAGATGCATCCTTCGGGGGAATAGGCTTTACAAAACAGTATCGGTCGTGGGGGTACCACGTGCCATCCTGCTTGTACATGAAGAACTGTTCGTTGTCAACCAAGAACAGCTCCTGCCACAGGTGGCTCTTCCCACTACGTTTTTTACCTGAGATGTCGTTGTAAAACTTAAATACGTTGTGATGAACAAGAAGGATATCACCTTCTTTTATTGGGCCATCGTATTCTAGTGGGACTGACTTTACAACTGCTAGTCGATTGGAAGCCTTGTGATTTTCTTCAGAGGTGCTTGTTATCACCTCGGTATCACCCATCATCTTGGTGTTATCGTAACGCCTGTTTCCAAATGGGGATGCAATAAAGCAAGTAGGAGATTGCATTAAAAGTTTAGATTGTATTCGATTGCAATGGGCATGGTGTCCCGGAACTGCTTCCACAAATAAATCTCTTTACCCCTTTCAATCCAAATCAATATTGAATTGTCTTTATCACGCTTACGGATATGATGAATCCGATACTGTCCGTTCAATACCTCCTGCCCTACGATGTAGTGCAAAGCCCCATTTTTAGAATCAGGGCCAACTGATATTTTACGGATGTCGTGAGCCATTACACAATAATCACGTTAGTGTTTAGGTGCGTAGTTGTGATGTTGTTCGCACCTGAGTTGTTTATCACCTGAACACCAATGATGTCGTTTTCTGCTAAGTTCTGAATGGTTTGAAGGGTAGCAGTGACAGGCTTTGATGAGCCTTGAGGAATAGCTACGTCTTGCTCTGAAGAGCTAATTGCGAGGCCATTCTTCGTGATTGAAAACATCACATCATCACCTGTGGTTCCTGTTACCGTAGCTGTGATGGTAATCGCAAATGCTTTAGTTTCAGTTCCGTTGTAGGTCACGCGATTGTTTAAAGCGGTAAACGAGCTTGCCAATCCCTGCGTATAGGTGAAGTCCAACGGTACTCCAACTCCTTGGGTAGCTATTGTCGTGACTGCAGACGACGTAATGTATGCGTTGATGTATAGGCCGGAGTTTGGACTTACCCATTGTGTTCCGGTAGCCGTGGAAGACAGCAGTTGTCCTGCCGTCCCCACGCTGCTACTAGAATCACTGATAGTTCCGGTTGCCTGAAAATTAGTACACGTAATATCCCCCGTCAAGGTAATATTGTTAGTCGCTGTATTGCCTGCAGCCAAGACCTCACCGAGGTCAATGTTCTGCGCAGCAAGCGCAATCAAGCTACCGATGGTGTAGTTCTTGGTAATGTTGCTGTCTTCAGCATCAGTGCCAATTACAAAGTCGGCGAGACTAACAGATGAGTCGATGGGGTATGTACTAATTTTAGCCATTTTCTTCTTTTTGTGCTATCTCTCCTGTTTGAATATTCAGAGAGATATCTTCTCCATATTTATCAGTCAGCTCCTTTTCCACCACAGCAAACTGTTGACGGATATTTTCCAACTGATTAATTGCTGCTACCTTCTCAAGCTCTGCATCTGCAATCTTGAGTTTGGCGGCATTTAAATCTTTTAAAACTGCTTGAAGCTTATCGAGTTCTTCAGCAGAAATCTTTGCGGGCGTAATTTTTTTCTTAGCCATAGGAAATTGAATTTAATTGAATTGATTCAAAGATATGCATTACCGTCTTTGTTCAGCAACCTCGTCAGCAAACTCTACCTCAAGGTACTTGTACAAAAAGGCAGCAAGCTTTCTGACCTTATCCCGCACCTCAGCAGAGGTGTCATTCGTGGTAGGGATGTAATCTTTAAGTTGCTGAATGTCTTCGTAAGTCTGTTCAACAGGCTCCGGAATTACTGTATCAGGGTCTATAGCCATATCAATTTTATTTTACGTACACAGAGTAGTTAATTGGAAAGTAACGGGTTCCTGTAACAGTTCCATCAAACGAAATAGTTGCAAA